TGTTTCACCTCATCCCACGACCTCAAAACAACATGACCACATCAACAATGGACCCTGTCGCTCTTTCAGAGATCAAGGCGATGGCCACGGCCGCTGAACAGAACGCCAAAGGTCATCTGGAAACCATCGAGCTCTGGTATGAGGTTTTCACCTGGTGCCAAGGCAACGAAGACCCCAAGGCGCTGAGCTGGGCCGGTCGTCGCTTCTTAATTGAGGAGATGGACTGGGTAGCTGACCCTGACCGTGAAGGAATTGCTGAAGCTATCCGCGACATGGTTCAGGAAGATCCTCTAGAGGTGCGAATCCGCGAGGACTGGCACGCATTAGGGGAAGACCCAGACGGAGGCGAGTACATGATTTTGATTAGCACCGGAGGCCCTGCCCTGCGGATGATCGGAGCTTTGGAAGGTTTCGAGCCTGACTCAGCTGGGCTGGAGTGGCAGGACTGGGGCACGCCCTGGACCTACTACTACGCAGAAAACGACGACGCTCTGCTCTGGTACGCGTCGCAGTTCTATTTCGGCAAGATCCTCTAGAGGTGCGAATCCGCTACTGATCCACCCTTTGAGGCCCTACGGGGCTTCTCTGAGTGGCTCACCGCCGCTTAATCCCACGACCAAGACCAATGAAAACCCCATTCAAAAAAAGGTATCTACTGATTGCTCTGCTGATGCTGCTCAGTCCAATGATCCTGAACCTATTGGGTGAATTGGTCTTAACAACAGCATTTCAGGTGTTCTGCTCCGGTGCGTTGCTGTTCTGTCTAGTCAAAACCCTCTACAAAAAGGTGATGGAATGACCTGGCGACCCTATGGGGATCTGACGCCCCTGCTCAAAGCATTCACCAAAGAGAAAGGCGGCAGCCTCCTGGCGCTGCATTGCTTCCTACTCATTGCAGAGAAGCCCCGCACCATTACACAGCTTTGTTCATTGACTGGCTGCGCCAATGGCCCAGTCAATCGCGCTGTACGCAGCATGACGCCCTGGTTCAATCCAGAGACCGGCGAAGTGGTGCGGCCCAGGCTGCATCTGGTTCAACGTCGGCGCATTATTGGAGGCCGCGGACATCTGATGCTAATAACATCAACAGGGCGGAAATTGCTGAATGAATAATCGGATACATACGGTTTGTGCGGCTTTTGCATTAGCGAATGATTCTCATTCATTTTTCACAGGAAAACGCTGTCTTCTTCGCCCCGGTAGAGCTACGTTGCTTCTGTCAGACACATACCAAACCCAACGCATCTAACAAGTGCTTCTTTTTTCTTGTTCTTTTCAGTATGCCCGTGAATACTGGCATCTAAGGCTAGACCTATTGCCCAAAACCTCATGGAAGTCTCATTCCGTAATGGCCCAGCTACAGTCAGAGACACATACTCCCTCCCGCGATCTCCAATGGATCGAAGCCGACTGGCCGCAGCTTTGGAAGTATTCGCTTCTCTGTCTGACAGCTCTCTTCCGCTGCATCAATTGCAGATCGTCTTATTTGTCGGAGAGCATGGACCCTCTGGGTGCACGTACGCGGCGATTGAAAACAGGCTTGGCCTGTCGAACGCGGCTGCATCGAGGTCGGTTAATTCATTGAGCGCCAGCGCCAGACACCGCAAGACCGAGCCCATGGGCCTGGTCGAGGTGTTTATCGATCCTGAAGAAGGCAGGCGCTACAGGGTGAAATTGACCAAAAAGGGCTTGAGCCTAATGAGAGCCCTGGACCAGCTTTAGACCAACAACCCCACGACCAACAATGGAAAACAAGATCAGAAGATCGGGCGGCAAATGGCTGGCGGACTTTACTGATCCAGCCACAGGCAAGCGCCGCCGTGTGACCGCTGCAACGCAGCAGCAGGCCCAAGAGCGCATGAAGTTTGAACTGGCCGCTGTAGGGGACGCTGCGCCTCGTACGGCGGCTTTCACCATGAAGGAGGCCATGGCCCTGACGCATCAGATGCGATGGGCTGGTAAGGCATCAGAGACCAATGCGATGGGTTATTGCCGTCAAGTCGTTGCTTTCTATGGTCCAAACTTTCCCATCGCCAAGGTTGATGCCCAATCATTCATGCGGATGCGTGAGTTCTTCCGCCAGAAGGGCAACAGCAACGCGACGATCAACTGGAAGCACAGCTGCCTGTCGTCGATGCTCAAGTGCAGTGAGCTGATGGGCCACATCAAGGGATCGCCCCGGCTCCCTGATTCACTGCCGCTGAAAAACACCAGGGATCGTGTCGTCACTCCACGAGAGCAGGAGGCTTTTATTGCTTACTTCCAGGCGATCTGCGAGCCAGAAGCAGCGGACATGTTCACGTTCTTGATTGACGTGGGCTGCCGGTGGTCTGAAGCAGAGCGGATGCAGTCAGGTGAGATCGACCTCAAGCGTCGCTGTGTTCTGTTCCCCAAGACGAAGAACGGCAAGCCCCGCACGGTGCCATTGACCGGCCAAGCCTTCAGTGCCATCGAGGCCAGGCTTTCGCCCGTCAAGAAGTACCGGGTGTTCAGCTACACGTACAAGCAATTCCAGTACCTATTCGCCAAGAGCAAGGGTGCATTGGGCCTGGAGTACGACCAAGAGCTAACCATTCACAGCCTGCGCCACACCTGCGCGTCACGCTTGGCTGTGAAAGGCGTCAGCCTGCCAGCGATCATGCAATGGGGTGGATGGCGGAGCCTGGCAGCAGTCCAGAGGTACGCACATATCGACCTGACCGGCCTCGAAATGGCTCGTCGGGCGCTTGAATCTGAATGTGTTCCAAGTGTTTGGGGCGAATATGACATGGCAGAGCTTGGCAATCGCTTGGCACAGGAGGTTGAATGACCAGTCTTGGGGTGAATCTTGACCACATTGCCAATGTGTTTTTGTAGCCCTACTGCCCCGTAATACACACAGAAGCAAGCCCCACAGGGGCTTTTTTAATGCCAAAAAGCTTGCATTACGGGGGCGCAACATTCACGCTGTGGTGGCACGACCGAGTAAGCGTCTTGGCAGAAATGTTGGCAGCAGACGAACGCCTCGAATGGGAGCAGCGCCAGCGGCAGGAGAAAGCCAGACGCAGATCAGAGGAGGCAAGGGCCACCAACGACCGAAGGCTGAGGGAGTTCGGCAAAGAGAGCGCACTGCCCTATGGCCAGCACCTTTACAAGCTGATCGTTGATGCGGTGGCCGATTCGCTGGCTGCATCGTTCGAGGAGTTTGTGCTGGACCCGCGCAAAGCAAGGCAACACGCCAGCGCAATGCCTTTTTTCGATGATTTCAGCAGCGTCCACCACATAGCAGCCGTCGCAACAACTGCCGCTATTGATCAAATGAGTCGCAGGCAGCGTTATCCAACGTTCTTGCAGCACCTGGGCCTAGCGATTGAACGTGAGAACCGGCTGATCAAGCTCGGCAAGAAAGCTCCGATGGAGCTCCGCAGCATGATGCGCCACGGCATGAGCCGTAAAAGCATCGCCAAGAAAGAAATAATGCGCGCCTTCAACTGCCCTGTTCTGGAGTGGAACGACATGACTCGGTTGCAGGTCGGTGCGTTCCTGGCGCAGCCGATCTTCGACACGGAGCTCCTGACCACGATCCTGGTGCGTAAGGGCAAGACGACACCCCGGCTGGTGGTGCCCACCCAGCAAGCCGAGGGGTTCATTCGCAGTTGCAGACCCAAGGCTTATCGGATCAATCAACTGTCGATGCTGGTGCCGCCCCGTGACTGGCAGTCAGATCTATATGGAGGTGGCCAGCTCGACAACCAAGAGCCGCTGGTCAAGCCCGTCCTTTACGACGCATCCGAAGACGACGCCTTGGCGCACTACCTCGCGGCAGATCTGTCGATGCAGATACGAGGCATCAACTTCCTTCAGAGTCACCGGCTGCGGGTATCGACTGAAATCGTCGCTGCTCAGAGGCCGGCCTGGGATAACGGCATCGAAGGGCTTTGGCCGTGCAGCAGGAACCCGCCCGAAGTTCCAGACCGGCTCGGGGATAACCCCAGCCCGTTTGAACTGAAGGCCCGTAACAACGCCGCAGCAGCAGCTCACCGCGACCGTGAGACCAATAGGCACAAGCGGATCAAGATTGAACGCTCGCTTCAGATTGCGGAGGAGGTGTCGGGACGTGAGATCTGGCAGTCGTGGTACATGGACTTCAGAGGTCGTGCCTATACGTCGAATGCCTGCGGCAGCACGCAGGGGCCAGGGTATGAGAAAGCGCAACTGAGTTTTGCCGAACAGCTCTACGTCAACGTAGAGGCGTTCGAGTGGCTTCTCAAGGCTGCTGCTGGCCACCATGGGCTGAGTCGTTCCACCTGGAGCGAACGGTTGGAGTGGGGCCAGCAACACGTCGATCAAATGATTGCCGCGGCCGATGACCCGCTCGGGAGGCTGGAGCTGTGGCGGGGAGCCAAGGACCCATGGGAGTACCTGCAAATGTGCTTCGGCGTTCGTGATGCAAGAGCAACAGGAAAGACCGGCGTTCCTATCCGGTTTGACCAGACGACATCAGGCCCAGGGATCCTCGCTGCACTGACCCGTAATGGAGAGATTGGCAGGCTGTGCAACCTGTACGGCAATGAGGTGAATGATCTCTACACGGTCGTAGCAGAAGCCTGCACCGCAGCTCTGACCAAAGACCTTGAGCTTGGGGATCAAAAGCAAAAAGCCTTGGCAGAGCTCTGGTTGCAGCGTGGCGTTGATCGAGCCCTAGTCAAGGGACCGTGCCTGAAGGTGCCCTACGGGGCCACGTGGATGAGTGTGGCTGATGGCCTAGTTGTTGCGATGGAGCAACACATAGGGCAGGTGCCGCTTGAGGAATACATCTACAGGATTTCAATCCCGTCGAAATACATGGCCTCGATTGTGTGGACCGAGATGAAAGCGGTCATGACCCCGGTGCTGGAAGTGAAAGCATGGCTCCGCGATAGCTGCAAGCGAGTGCTGGCCAAGCAGGTGCCGATGGAGTGGAGCTCCCCCAGCGGCTGGCCGATGCGAGCAGCAGACCGAGAGCCAACCAAGCGCAGGGTTGAGACGCTGCTGTATGGCAAGAAGGTTGGCGCAACGATTGCTGATCAGCCAAAGGACTCACCGCTGAGTGCAAGCCAGTCCAACAGAGGGCTAGTGGCCAATACAATCCATGCCCTTGACTCAGCAATGGTCCACAAAGTCCTTTGCAGGGCCGCAGAGCACCAGCTCCCTGTATTGCCGACGCATGACTGCTTTGCCTGCCACCCAGCCAATGCAGGACAGCTCCACAAGATGCTGCTGCATGAGTTTGGGAACGTCTACAGGATGCCAGTGCTGGAGCAGATGAAAGCTGAAATCGAAGACAGGACAGGGGCCAAGCTCAAGCCGGTGCCCAATCACAAGACGCTGGACCCAATGGCAATCGGCAGCAATCCGTATCTGTTCAGCTGAAGGGGCTTGACGGAGTTCTTCGGGTGCGTAAAGTAACGGGGCAGCATGTCTGCACTGTTTTTAACACACCCCTTCCTATTAATGGCTACAGAATTACTGCGTACACCCATCATTGAGGTGCGCTGGTGCACGTTGTTAGGCAATGCCCGCAGCAACAAGTTTGATCCGACCAAAAACCCTACGTGGCAGGTCGAAGGTCTCCTAAGAAGCAACATTCCAGAAGAGGTCGCGCTTGCCGAGGAGCTAGAGGGCAAGTTTGAAGAGATTCACCCAGGAGAAAAAAAACACACTCACTGGTTGCCCATCAAGCCTGACGAGAAGGATCCCAGCATTCAGCTGATTCGCTTCAAGCTTCCTGAGTTCACCTTTAAGGATGGCAACAAGTCAGAAGGCCCAGTCGTCTACGACGCTCAAGGCAACCACTGGCCTGCCGAAAAGCTGATCGGCAATGGCAGCAAAATGCGGATCGGCTTTGACATCTACGGCTGGAAAGCGCCTGCAGGCTGTGGATTGACGTTCCAACCCAAGGGAGCGCAGGTGTTCGAGTGGGTTGCAACACCGACCAAGCCATCAAGTGCTGCGGACTTTGGCTTTGAGGTGGCTCCTGCAACCGAATCAAAAATCCCGTTCTGAAGAGGACGGACGGGAAGTTCGTCCAAGTGGCCGAACTCATTGGCCCAGTCCACCACTGACTTTCTCAACAATCAATGAGCGCATTGTTCAAGGCAACAGACTCAGGCTTTTACTTCGCAGACCATTACATCCGCATCGTGCGGGACTTCATCACCGACGCAGGTACTGCCGAGGACATCGGCTTTGTTGGCAAGGACGTGGCAAGCGCGTTGGACATGCGGGATGCGGAAAAATTCACTCGCATGTTGGCTAACGATCAAAAGGGTGCTCACATTGTGGGTACCCCTAGCGGGGACCAGTCCATGACTGTGGTTTCAGAGTCTGGCTTTTACGAAGGCGTGATTCTCAGCAGGAAGCCTGAAGGCAAAGCCCTACGAGGCTTAGTCACCAGGGAGATCCTGCCCACTCTCAGGAAGACAGGCGGCTATCAAGTTCAGCCTGCCGCTGCTCCGCCCATCCTCGGAAGAGCTCAGGAAGTTTCTGCCATCTATTTAATGATGGCTGAAGAGCTGAAGAAGGTTGGCGTCAAACCTGGCATTGCTGTTGCATCAGCCTTCTCTTCGATTCAACAGGAGACCGGCATTTCAACAGCAGGCATGATGAAAAGCTTGCCTCCTATTGATACAGATGCCCCGCAACTAAATCCATCACAGCTTGGCGAAATCCTTGGGCTTTCAGCTAAAGCTGTCAACAAAAGGCTTGAGGCTGCTGGCCTCCAGTGGTGGACAGGTAAAGGCGTCTGGCAGCTAACTGAAAAGGGCCAGAAGTATGGCGGGGCATTCCCCTATTCCAAGAACAACCACACCGGGTTTCAAATTCGTTGGGTCAGAGATGTCTCAAAAGTAATCAAGGATTAAATCAAACAACCATGCAACGCACCAATGGCAAGCCCTTCTATTCTCAGGCTGACGAAGACTCAGCGATTCAGATCCAGTTACTCACTGAAATCAAGCAACTCTTGCTTCGAGTTGTCAAAGTTCAAGAGCCTCCGACGCTTCCAGATATTCCGTCGCCAGCTCCGCGCCGTGCTCCTAAAAAGGCTCGGAATGCAGAGCTGTGAGTTCACAATTCCGCTGAGGCCCATCAGCAAAGCAAGGCCAAGATCCTTTCAGGGACAGGCCCGACCCTACATGCCAGCTGCATATAAGCAGTGGATTAAAGACGCTCGGGTGTACTTGAGCGAGTGGTGGACCAATGCGCCCCTGGAGCATGTTGATGAGCTATATGTTCATTTCTATGGCCCAGCTAGGGGTGACCTCGACAACAGGGTTGGCAGCCTGCTCGACGCCATGAATGGCCTGGTCGTTGTTGACGACAATGTGAATGTCTTGCCTCGCATGAGGCTTGCGTTTACCAAGGCCAAGACTGCGGACGCTCGCATTTACATTCGCCTGACATGGAGGGACGAATGATTACTTGCCCCACATGTGGTCACACACAGTCAACAATTAAAGAGACAAGGAAGCGCGATGGATACATCGAACGCCGTCGCACATGTGACAACTGTGGCCATGGAATGATCACCAAAGAGTTCAGTTCAAGCTCAATCTCTAAGCTGCTAAATGAAGCTCAAGAGAAAGCATTGGACGTTGCCGTTCAGCTATTTGGAGGGCGATGAGTGATAGTTCTTCCTCTAGTTTTATTCGTCACAGTGCCTGCCCTAGCTGCAACAGCAGCGATGCGCTGGCGGTCTATGACGATCACGAACACTGTTTTTCCTGTAATTACGACAAGCAATACAAGGAAAAAAGCAAAGCGCCTGCCGAGGAGAGATCTTTTTCGCCAATGAATGAGATTGCTTTTGACCTAACCGAGCCACATCGGGGCTTGGATAAAAGGACGCTGGATTCCTATGGCATCGGATTTAAAGATGGATTCATCGTCTATCAATACCGGAATAAGGACGGCCAACACGTCGCTCAAAAGATCCGGGCCATCGAGCCTGGTGATGACGGCAAGCGTATGACCCAGTGGAGGGGATCAGTCAAGGAGGCCACTGGTTTCGGCCAGCACCTGGCCAACCCGGCCAAGCACAAGGCCATCGTGATCTGCGAAGGCGAGCTTGATGCGCCCAGTGTTTACCAGGCTTTTGGCGGCAAGGTTGCTGCTATCTCAGTGCCCAATGGTGCTCAGTCAGCAGGCAAATTTGTTCGCGAGCATCTTGACGAGTTCCTGAAATTTGAATCCGTCGTCGTCTGCACTGATAACGACGATCCAGGGAATGCCGCGGCCACGCAGATCATGGATCTGTTCGAGCCAGGCAAGGTCAAGCGCGCTGTGCTCCCTTGCAAGGACGCAAACGCAGTCCTGACGGAGATGGGCAGCCATGTCCTGAAGGAGTCTGTTGAAGCAGCGCGTGAGATTCGCCCGGATGGGATCAGGCCTGCCAGTGATTACGCCGGCTTGGTGTTAAAACCACCTGATCGCAGGGCCACCGACTGCGCTTTCGCTTTCTGGAATGCCAAGACCCCGTTCTACAACAACCAGCTAATCGTTCTCATCGCCGGATCAGGCGTAGGGAAGACAACGTTCGCCAGAAGCCTGGCCCTTCATGACATGGAGAGGTCTATAAAAGTGGGGTGGATTGGCCTAGAGGAACCAGCCGAAGAGGCTGTATTCCGCTTTGCTGGCGCTGCTGCTGGCATCCAGCTCCATGCAAGGCAGAGCTATGGCGAACTGACTGCGCAGCAACTGAAAGACGTGGCCGTCGCTGATCGGTTCGTAACCGGCAGCGGCAACCTGGAACTGTTCGACCATTTCGGCTCACTCGATGAAGAGTCAATCCTGAATCGAATGAACTACATGGTCAGGTCGCTGGGCTGCAAGCACATTTATCTTGACCACCTCACGATCATCGGCTCAGGTTTAGCGCAAGACACCCGGCACCTGGACTCTTTAATCACAAAGATCAGGTCGTTTATTGCTGCAACTAAATGCACGGTGTTCGCTATTTCTCATTTGTCCCGAGCACCAGGGCTGAATTTTGAGAATGGCGACATTCCTGAAACACAAAACATCAGGAGCAGCCACGCAATCGTGCAATTAGCAGACACAATCTGGGCGCTAGGCCGTAAGCGCGGAACGCAGTTGACTCATTCTCACTGCCTGAAGAACAGGATGCTTGGCCGCTTGGGCTATGCAGGCTCCTTTGAATTTGACGAAGCAACTCAACGCCTTGATCACAAATGGGTAGACCAGGCAAGCAGCTGAACAATTGGACCGATCTAATTGTTGGCCAGATCATTCACTTTTTTACCGGCGCAGGCTGGAAAAAGGCAACAGTCCTGTCAAGGACAGACCACTCAGCAAAAGTTCTTTTCACTCAAGGAAACAATGAAAGACAAATCACGATCACGGATGAGCGAAACATCAGAACAAAAGATTGCACGGATGGAGAAAGTCTTCGATCAATCGGAGATGAATCTACTGACGGGCGACATCAGACGCCTCTTGATTTGGGCTTATGAAAGCTACAGCACTGCATTTTCCAAAGGTGACACCAACGAGTCGATGTACTGGGACGGCTACATCCGTGCGCTCCACCACGTCTTGGAGGGGATTGGACAATGACGCCAAAGACTTACATCGACATTGAGCCTGAAGCATTCGCTGCTAGCAGGCGACATGAGTTTGAGTTTCAGATCAGCGACTACAAGTGGACCTATCACACACGAATTGATTACTGCCTCAAGGACTTGGTCGGTCAATTAGAACAACTGCAAAAACATGCACCAAATCACACGCAAGTGCTGTGCATGGGCCACAAGAACAATTTCAGATATGCAATTTATCCACGATATAAAAGTAATCGCAGAGGGATCCGCAAAGCAGCAGGCTACGGGGCCTTAAAGGAATGGCTGGCCAATAACTATGAGTCAGTCATCCTGCCCAACGTGGAAGCCGACGACGCCCTGGGCCTGATGGCTGGCCCTGATGATCTGATCTATTCCAAGGACAAAGATCTGCGCACCATCAGGGGAGTCCACATGGAACCCAATGGTGAGCTGACAGAGGTAACTGAGCTTGAGGCCAACCGTAATTTCTACAAGCAAGTCTTGACCGGCGACAGCTGCGATGGCTATCCCGGCTGTCCCGGACTGGGCGTCAGCGCGAAGCTCTTCAGTAGCGACGACTGGCTCAAGTGCTGCGCCGAGATTGATTTCTGGCAGCTTGTTCAGGGGCAGTATCTATTGGCGACCAAGAAACTATTTGATCGCCATGAAGTGACAGACCCTCTCAAGTTCTGCTTACAAATGGCCCGTGTCGCACGGATCCTTAGACCAGGGGAATACGACCATGAAAATGAGAAGCCTGTCCTATGGGCTGGGCCGGGTTAGAACAGGGTGGTCTACGCCCCCGCAATAGATGGCTGACCCCATCCAGTTGACCGACGCGGCCACGTATTACAAGCAGGAGCCTCAACAGGTTTCTGCTTTTGAATGGCTCCAGCTCCAGCAAACGGCAGAAACAATGGCCGAGTTTGCTGAGAAATACAGAGCAACCCCACCACCTCCACCCCAGCCTGAACCCCAGCCCGGTTACATCACGCCGGACTTGATGCAGGCAATCACCGGGCACCCAGCATCGTCGTTTGATGCAGCGTTCTGCGATGACTTCAATGACATGCTGGAAAGCACCGGGTTCGATCAGCACCTGGATGCGATGCAGATGTTGATGGCCAACCTGTGCCATGAAAGCTGTGGGTTTGTTTATATGAAAGAAATTGCAAGCGGAGAAGCATACGAATACAGAAAAGATTTGGGCAATATATATCCTGGCGACGGCGTTAAATATAAAGGAACAGGCCCCCTAATGGTAACTGGACGTGCAAATTTCCAGGCTAGTTCTGATTGGCTACGTGATCACCGAGGGATAGACGATGGCAAGATCATGGATGTTGGTTGCGATTACGCCGCTGACCATTACGCTTTTACCATCGCAATTCCTTGGCTTCTTAATAACGATCTCCTTGCTGTATGTCTTCACCAAGGGTTCGACCAATGCTGCTACCGAATCAATGGAGGTTGGAACGGGAAAAACGATAGAGACCAGTGGTATGAGAAATGCAAGCAGGTGATGCTGTGATGGTGGGCCTGTGTCGCCTCTATTGCTATCGCAAAGGCGTGTTCAAGCTGGTCGATGTTCCTGTAACTGAAGCCAAAAGAATGCAGCGCGAGCTAACACTCGACGACTGGGTTGTTACTCACACCGAGCACGTTTAATCTCTCTTGGCGACTACCGCACGTTCTAATCGGTCAAGCCTTAAATATAACTCTTGGAGCTGAATTTCCCCTCTGATGGCCGTTGTTGAAGGACGGATTAGTCCGTCTTCATTGACAAGAACATTCTGAGTTGCAGATAGTTTTTGAACGACAGACTGCATGGCCATCACTTGAGAGATGAGCCATATCAGAAGGGATCCTGTCGCCGTGCCACCAGCAGCAATCAATGACTCAGCATGGCTTGGCGGTGCTTTCTTTGGTGGCTCAGCTGGTGGGGCTGGCGGACTAGCGACCTTGTTGATTTGCATTTTTGCGTGCCTGATCTAACAGGTACGCACACAGCCTAGACAAGCTGCGTCCCTCGAACTCAGCCATTTCCCGTCGCCCGAATGAGACTTCCATGAGGTTTTGGGCAAGCTGGGTGGGGTTTAGTCCTCCTCCTTATAGAAAAGGGCCGCCCTGACACCAGCGGCCATCGCATCATCAACGGCGTTGTCGCTGTTTTTTGCCATCTCTTCAATCAGGCTGGCAGCAATGTCCTTGCCCTGGTCAGATGTGGCGAGGCCGAGGATTGCACCTTTAAGGTCAAAGTTCATCGACGGAAGATCACTTTTCAGCAGCATATAAAGCAAAAGCTTGGGTTGCCACCAGGGCCATAATTTCCGTAACGTTTTCGCCTGAGCAGCGTTCATTACCGGCCACTCGATTCGCGATCTGCGGATAAGTGATGAAGCAACCGACCAGTGTGCCGCTGACAATTAGCAGCTGGAATGCAACGACCCCAGCCACTAACATCAGCGCAGGCTTTTTCACTCTTCAATGACTGGCTCTTCAGGCACAGTGACCAGCATCCAATCCTTAAAGTCTTTGTTTGGAAATGGTGGCTCCTCAGCAGGCTCTTCTGGATCTGGGGTGTAAGGCTCAACGTCAGCTAGTGCTCTGTAGAGATTGAGCTTGAAGACGACATATTCACCGTCGTCGTATTCATCCTCCAATTTGAAATGACGAAAGCCTGTGTAGTTCAGTTCAAATGCACGACGTGCGGCATCATCACGAACATCAAAGACTTCATCATTTGGTTGTCCTGTTTGAAAGTCGCTGCCATCAGGAACCTCAACGAATGCAACAGCACTCGGTCCCCAGCAAACGTGGTATTTAGTAGTCATGGTGATTAAGGGTTAGAAGTGATTGTCCAACCCTTGTTAATCAGGTTGGTGTAAGCAGTGTTAGCAGCAGCAGACCAAGTGGATTGGCCAGCGTTAGTACCGCCGTCGATACCTAAGGTGATACCAGAAGCACCGTTCGTGTCCAAACTGACGAGGATGTTCTCGATTGATTGTGCGGTGAGGGCACAACCACTCCAACTATCAGAGAACGAATTGGCTTGAAGCGTTCCCGTAGCATTGAACATGTCGGCGGGGAATGTAGTCAGATTGCCGCAGCCTTGCCATGCATCACTGAAGTCAGTGCCACTGCTTGTGTCAATCTGAGGGAAGCTAGTCAAAGAGCTGCAACTCTTCCAAGCGCTGTCAAAGCCTGTGCCATTACTTGTATCAACCAATGGGAAACTGGTCAGGCTAGAGCACTCTCTCCAAGCACTTGAGAAGTCGATACCACTACTTGTATCGATTAACGGGAAGCTAGTTAAAGCTGAACACTCTCTCCAAGCACCTGAGAAGTTAGTACCACTACTTGTGTTAATCGATGGGAAGCTAGTTAGGCCAGAGCACTCTTCCCAAGTGCTTGTGAAATTAGTACCACTACTTGTATCGATTAACGGGAAGCTAGTTAAAGCTGAACACTCTTGCCAAGCGGTGGTAAAGTTTTCACCTTTGGAAGTATCCCAAGCTAGCTGCGTTGTTAAATCAGTATTTTGATACATAACATTCGTAAAATCTATGCAGTTTGAAGAATCAATAGAGGGTGAAATTACAAAACTGTTTCTAGCAAAAGCACCCTTGAGGGTAGTTGCTGCACTTGTATCAACGATGAGATTCGCTAGAAAGCAACCAGAAAAGGTGTTGCTCCAGTTTGCAACCGATGATGAAACGGTGACCGGACGATCATTGACAAAGTTGGCAATCTTGGCATTAGACCAAGTGCTATTTAGCTCTGTCAATGCAGTGCTTGTCGTAAGCGTCGGAAAATTAGTCCTGTCAGGAGACGCCTCATTGTTATATCGACCCAATCCGCCGAAAGCACTGGTCAAATTAGTTACCAATGAGAGGTCGGTTGGTATGTAATCCCAAGGCGATAAATTAATTGCAGTAACTTGACCCGTGCAGTTGCTAAATGCGCTACGAAGAGAGGTTAGATCAGTGTATTTGAACTTAGGGATTGTGCCACCCAGCGCTTTCTGACCCTGAAACAAGTAAGCGATTTGATCTCCAGTGTAACCAGGCCCAGTTGCATTTTCACGATACTCCGGAAGCCATTGGTCAACACGGGTAATCACGCTTGCAAGACTATCACCCAGCCTTACGGAATCAAGCCCATCATCAGCAACAATCTGAATGCGGTATTGACCAGGGTAGGAGTAAGAGTGAGAAGGAATTACACCTTGCTCATAGACAGTAGAAGTGCCATCACCCCAGTAAACACGCATTGACACTGTGGGGACAATGTACGGCAAGGTTATATCTACGTTGCCTGCATCGGCAGGGTCAGTGTTATAGACAAACGAATAGGAATCTGACTTGATTGGCCCACTTTCAACGATGTTATATTCACCTTTGATAACAGACACTGCTTCAGTATTGCTGAGTTGTCCGTTCCACAAGTAAACAGCTTTCAACGTCTGCCCAGGTCCAAACTCAACTTCATCAGCACCAGATGCCACGATGGCATTCGTTGGGAATGACAACCCCGTTGTGTAGAGATAGTTGAGCTGTGTAGTGCCATCAGCAGCACCAAACGAGCTAACAGTTCTTACCCTTCCGGGCTGGATTGCACCGACCTGTGGGTATTCGGGAGGGTTAGCAGTAGCGGCTGATACACCGTTTACGACCCAATCAAGCGTGCCGTTAGCGTTGTTTAATTCAGCGATTGTTGTGCCATTTGCTTTGACCTTATAGAAATAATCATCAGTGGTGCTATCTGAATCAATCAGCAGGGAGAATCCATTGTCGAGGTTGCTAGATGAGGTTAGAGAGAATAATTCCGCAGGCTGTTCAACAATAACGCCATCATTGATCTGTATAGATCGCTCGCTCAGTGTTCCATCAACGATTTGAGCACCCCACATAAGAGTGTTAGAAATAGGTCCAGACTGATCGCTAGGGTTGGCTTTTGGCTCTGCTATGGGACGCATAGCTATGGTTGCTTGTTTGTCTGATTGGTTGTTTTTGTATGAGCAGGAGACACGATACCAATCATCAGCGTATTTTGTAACAACACCAGTCTCAGGCAAAAATATACTGGTGGTTTGCGTAGCAGTAAAAACACCTGTCACAACATTAACATTAAGGCTTTGCATACCTATGCCGGAAATGTTATAAATGCTGATATTAGCTTTCTTTTGGGTATTTGTATTGTCGGGAAATTTGATAAAGAAGCTTACGTTTCCTTGGTCGATTTTAATGTCGTTTACATAGCGAGGATTGGGAACTGACGTAGTAGCGCCAAACGCAATAGTCGCTAGTCCTGCCGTTTGAGTGCCGTCAGGAGCAGTAGCATAATTCGCAGTCCAAGTCGTAGTCCCACCAGCCTGCGCTGAAGCTATTTTCCAACTTTGCTGTGATTGATCCGACGTACCAAACTTATGAGATACAAGATTTTCATATGCTTGCTCTAGGAGTAATCCCAAAAATTCACCAGTACCTGGGTCATAGTTAAACCGTGGCTCATCAACACCAGCAGTCTTGATCAGACCATCACTGTCTACATAAGTAGCTTCTGAAGCTCTACTAAACGTACTAGCTGCTGGTAACTCTGGCCTACCGTTGATGACGTTATAAATAGACCGTGGGCGAGCTTTGGGATAGAGGTTCTTGATTGTCATGATCAGGAAAGTGTCAGAGTTGTGGTTTTAACAGCCCCACCATTAGTGGGCTGGTATGAAATTGTCAGAGTTGTCCCTGACACAGAGAATGTCAGCTCATTGGACTGTGGTGGGCTTTGCGTAGAACTAACAGCAGGGGCTGAATCACTGAATGCAAGCTTGCCTAATAGCCCTGATACAGGAACTTCAGCAGGGTCATAACCAATATCACGTTGAGTTACTACTGGCCAAGTGCGGTCATAAGTGATCTCGGAAGTATCTGGATCTTTTTCTACATTGTGCTCAAGTATCGGTGCAAGAATAGATGCCGGTCCAATTCTAGAACCATCAGCATTCTCATCATCAGTACCTAAAACAACATCTCCAGTACCACTAGGTTGTAACTGAATATCAGCATTAGCACCGGATGTAGACGGGTCTTGATAGATCTTAAAGCCACGTAAATCCAGATCTTCTCTAAGGATAAATCTTGATTGAATGGCTTCAGGCAGGATAAAGATTGATCCTGTCTTTTGGTTTACCGTGAAAGTTTCACCAACCTTAAAATTCCCATTTTCGTCTGTACTGGAGAGCCAAACACGACCACCATTGATGTAAGTCAGACGTGAACCAGCATCACCTACACCGCCAATTTCAATGGCTTGGTTGGCAGGTTCTGGGATGCCGCCAAAATCTGGGTGAGCCCGGTAGTCCGTCCCGCTACCAACGAACTCCATGACATGCCCACCAGTACTAATGTACGACTGGAGGTAGAACTTACAAGTGTTGCCCGCGACACCAGCGACTTTTAATCCACCGTTTTCAAATGCGTCAGGGTCACCAACCGTATCCGCGAGAGGCGAAAAAATATTTACCTCATAACCAGTAGCTGTTTTAGTAGAACCAAGAATTGGATACAGGACACTATCGCCGTTCGCATCAACAATCTCAACCACCATGTGATCTAGTGGTGTCATCTGACGTGGGGGTTCCCACTGTGTTCCCTTGGTAAAGCTGACAAGATCAATAAATTGAACACCTGCGGCTACATCATCTTTCAATGCAGCAGTAAAGATAGGTGAATCTGATTTACCATCAGCAATCAGTCCGTATTGACCAAAGTCAGAAGTACAGTTACTGAGGTTTAGCTGGCCACCATTAAGTGACTTCGCATGATACCAACAGAATGTGCCAAAAAATGATACTAACTGCGCGTATCCGTTGTTTAGACAAGTCACGCCGGGCCCACCGAGCGAGATCTGCGTGAAACTATCTACAACAAATGAACGTAGAGGAGATGAAACATCAACTCTTTCTCCATCTACAAGGATGCCGCCGCCTGCTGGTCCTGATGTTGTATCACCACCTTCACCTGCTAAGAAGTTAGGGTCAAAGTTGGCGTTATCAGTTTGAAGGTCAGAGAAGTGGGTACAGTTCTGGATATAAGGAGACTTAGTAATAAAGGCACCTTGCCTGTGAGCTGCTACCCAACCTTGTTGTGGAGGTAATCCATAGGTTGGGTCAGGGTCAATGCCACCATTGCCACGAGTCCCAAGACTCTTCAATCCAGCAAAGGTGAATCCAGTGAGATAAGAGCCGCTGTCCAGCTCAAACATGATCTCCAGTTCACCAGGATAAATATCTATTCCTTGTTGTTGTCCAGCTACAGCTTCACCAGTGATGTCAGGATGAATATAGGTATTACGCAAAGAACTACCAATAATGGCAAGGTTCTTAGCTTGAACTTGAATCGGGAACTTCTCAGCGTAGACGCCAGGAGCACAACGGATTGTATAGGCATCACCTAGACGCGCATCTTTAGGAGTAACGACTCCACCTGATACATATGTGTGTGCCTTCTCTGTTGGCCCTGCATAAACTCTGAATGTTGTAGGGCCTGTTACCGAGGAAATTCTGAACTGTTTACTTACACCAGGAAACGAAGCCTGCCCATCAGTACAGCTCCAAACCATTGGAGATAATGTAACTGT